ACTAAAGCAAAAATACTAGGGTTAAGTTGGGATATTGTTTTGGCAGAAGATAGTGCTGAAAAGATTATCTCAGAAACAGGCGCAACTTCTCATGTTCGTGCAATGAGTATGGCGCGAGATAGATTCACAGATGAAATTAGCAGACTAAGACAATTTTGGGAGCAACCAGATAAGGCTAATGGATTATTAATGTACGATTGGTTAAATATTGCACTAGAAGAAATTCTAGTATTAGATGCTTGGACAGTATGGCCGCAAGCAACAGTTGGCGGAGAATTAAACGGATTACAAATACTAGATGGTTCAACCGTTAAGCCATTAATAGATGATAGAGGCATGCGACCAATGCCACCTTATCCTGCATATCAACAAATTTTATATGGTTTCCCACGCTCAGAATTTGCCGCACCAACGGAAGAAGAACCAGCAGATGGTGAATTTACTTGTGATGAGTTATCTTATTTAGTGCGTAATCGCAGAACTACTTCGGTATATGGTTTCTCACCAACAGAAAGAGCACTACCAATAGCCGATATTTATTTACGCAGACAACAATGGATAAGAGCAGAATATACCGATGGCGTAACGCCAGAGTTAATGATTAAAACTGATGCAAACTTTGGTAATAATCCAGACTTACTTCGTGCATACGAGAATATTTTCAATAGTGATTTATCAGGACAAACCGAACAACGCAAACGCGTAAGATTATTGCCTATCGGCATGGAACCAGTGCAATTTGATGGTTACGGCGAGAAGTTTAAAGATACTCTTGATGATTATTTAGTTAATAGTATTTGTGGTCATTACGGTGTGCAACCTTCTGAAATTGGTTTTAGTCCAAAAGGCGGTTTAGGCGGTGCAGGTTTTCAATTAGGTCAAGCACAAAGTAGTGAAGTATTAGGCGCAATCCCATTAGCAACTTGGGTAGGAAAAATGATTAGTAATCTTTCTTATATCTATTTGGGAATGCCTAGAGAACTTGAATTTAAATTTATGGAAAGTGGTCGCCAAGACTTAGAAAGTGTTGCACGCACACGCGATATAGATATTAAATCTGGTAACTTAACTATTAATGAAAGTCGTTCTAGAGCAGGTATGCCATTAATAGAAGCACCAGAAGCCGATATGCCAATTATCGTTACTGGAATGGGTGCCTATTTTGTAACTAATGATGGACTTAAATCGTTTGACGATACAAGCACATCTATTACAGATGACGGTGAACAAATTGATGAGATAAATACACCAATAGAAAATGTGCAGATAGAAGAAGAAACAGATACGCAAAAGGCAGTAGAAGAATTAAAACAATTTCTCAGATTTTTAAAAAAATCACCAGAACGAGATTTTCGTTTTAAAAATGTACCAGTTATATATGCAGAAGTGTTAAATAAATTCGTATCTGTTAAAGATTACGATAGCGCTCGCTGGTATGCTGAACGCTATTTAGCGTAGGTAATTATGAATCGCCAATGGAAGAAACGCAATGGCGCAAAGATTAGATTAGCCGCTCGGCGTGCTAAATTAATTCGTGATGCTATTAAAGAAAGTATTAATATTGAAAGAGTTATTAACGATTGGAATGCCCAAAACTTTCAAACAATAACGCCAGAACAGGCAAGAGATTGGGCAAGAACTAATATATTGCCTAATAGTAATGCATTAATGCGTGCGTTTAACACAGTTTATGCAGAAAGTTATATTCTAGGCGAAGATATTGGTTTAAGCGCACTAAGTAAAGCAAAGATAAATAAGGCACCAACTTTGAAAGAAATGCGTAACGCCTCTAGTATTAATTGGGATAAATGGAAGCCCGGAAACCGTGCCGCAGCAAGATTGGTAAAACCACCCAAAGGGTTAAGCAATTTATTAGATAGAAGAAGCATTACTATTCAAGGTTTAAATCAAACCAGTATTGACCGTATTGGCAGTGCATTGGCAAGAATATTAGAACGCGGTGATACCCCTAGAGATGCAGATATTAGCGACATTATTGATGACCCAGAAAGAGCATTAACTATTACACAAACCGAAATGAGCCGTGCAGTAACTACGGCATCACGGGAATTGTATGAAGAAAGTGGTGTGGAACTGGTAGAATGGTTAGTTGCAGACCCTTGTGATTTATGCCAAGAGAATGCAGATGTTTCGCCTATCCGTATTGACGATACATTTCCAAGTGGAGATACGGAACCACCTGCACACCCTAACTGTGTTTGCGATATTGCCCCGTATATAATAGATACGCAAAATATTGGTGAAGATGCATTAACATATATTCTTGATAATGAATAATAAGGAGAATTAAATGGCAACAAAACATGTAAACTCAACTACTTTTACAACAGCGCAAGTATTATTTACGGTAGATAAAAACGCTAGACCCTTAACACCTGCAGTTATTTATAATGGTCATAGCGCTTCAATTTTTATTGGTGATAGTACCGTTACTACATCAGGCGCAACAATCGGTAGAACTATTGCAACAGTTACTACACAAACATTATATGTAAACCCAAATGATGTTATTTATGCTATTTCTGCTGCTGGTTCAACAGCAGGTATAATAGTTATTACTTATTCAGCATAATATGGCAGACGGATTTTCACCACCGCAAGGTGCTCGTAATAACGCAAAACGCGGTTTAGAACTGCGTAGAGAGTTTAAGCGTGGTGGAACCGCAGTAGGAGTTGCAAGAGCAAGAGATTTATCAAATGGCAAATCTTTACCTTTGGAAACCATTAATCGTATGGTAAGTTATTTCGCTAGGCACGAAGTTGATAAAAAAGGAGAAAACTGGGGTAATGCATCTAATCCGTCAAGAGGATTTATTGCATGGCTTCTATGGGGTGGCGATGCAGGAAGAACTTGGGCTAATTCAATAGCCGAGAGAGAAAAGAAAAAGGATAAATCAATGACCACAGATATTACCAGCGCATTTGCAAGAATTATTAAACAAGAAAAACAAGATGATGGAACTTTGCTAGTTTATGGTAAAGCAACAGATGATTCTTTAGATATTGACCAACAAATTTGTGATGCCGCTTGGTTAGAAACTGCAATGCCAGAATGGTTCAAAACTGGTGGAAATATTAGAGAACAACATAGCAATATAGCCGCAGGTGTTGCTAAAGAATTAGATAGTAAACCAGATGGTCATTATATTTCTGCATTAGTTGTTGACCCAGTTAGTGTGAAAAAAGTAGAAACTGGAGTATTAAAAGGATTTAGTATTGGCATTCGCGCACCGCGTATAGTTCGCGACCAGAAAGCCGCAAACGGCAGAATTATAGATGGACAAATCGTAGAGATTTCTTTAGTAGATAGACCAGCCAATCCAAATGCCAAATTAACTTTGGCTAAATCAGTAGATGGCGAAACTAATTTAGTAAGAGTTGAAGAATTAATTATAAAAGAAGAAGAACCAAATTATGAAGCAATTAATAGAGGCGGAAAAGATTCAGAACCTTCCAATACCGAACTTTATAATCGTATTAAGGGAGAAGCAAAAAGAAAGTTTGATGTTTATCCATCAGCAGTAGCAAATGCATGGGTAGTCCGCGAATACAAATCTCGCGGTGGTACATATAGAAAAGAAACCAATAAAAAAACGGTAGAAACCGCAAAAGGAGAAAAAATGGAACATAAAGAAGAAGATATAGCGGTTTCAGAGAAGCCGTCAAAAGAAGAATTAATGAAGTTATACGAAGAAGCCAAAAGAAATTATGCCGCTGCTGGAGAAGCACTTGCCGCATCTAAAGCCATGTGTAAAGAAGCAGGTATGGAAATGGAAGATGAAGAAAAAGAATATCACGATACCAAAGAAGAAGCAGTTGAAGATGCAGAAGAAAAAGAAACTTTGGATAAAGTAGATACTGGCGATTGCGATTGCGTAGGTTGCAAAGCATGCGCAGAAAAAGGCGGTTGCGATAAAGCAATTTGTAATGGTCATGAAAAAACAAAATCTACTCATAAGTGTTTAGAGTGTGGTTGTAATGTACCTACCGCTAGTCATGGTGGTGGTCCAACAAGTTTGCCTGATGGAACTACAACATCACATATGAGTACCGCACAAATGATTTCACCTACCGATACTCCTAAGAGTATTGACACAATTATTCCTGCAACTACTATTGAAGAAGTTGGCACAATAATTGAAGAAGAAGACAATGAAGATTCCACAGAAGATGTGGATTTATCTGCTATTGATGAGAAAGCAATTAATGCTATTATCACAAAAGCCGTAAAGAGTGCTACCGAAACTGTAACAACGGAGATTAAATCCTATAAAGAGGAAATTAATAAGTTGCAAGCAGAGTTGGCAACGGCTAAGACAAAAGCAGTATCAGGCGGACCAAAGCGTGCGGCTATAAAAGTAGATGTTCAACAAATGTCTGAACTTCTAGCAAAATCAGCCGAATATCGCGCAAAGTCAGCAACCACCGCAGATAAAGACTTGGCACGCGGTTATCGCGAATTGGCATCAGATTTTGAAACCAAAGCGGCAGAATTAAAGCCAAGTATCTAACTCCAACAAACTCTTTACGAAAGGAAAAAATGTCAGTTTCAGCCCCAAAGGCTGCTGATTTGTTCAGCGATGCTTCATCTGCAAAAGATGCCGCAGTTCGTATGGACGAATACACAGCAGAACTTTCAAAGTCTGTCGGTAATGCCGTAACAGACGCATCGGCTATTATGTCTATTAAGAATGGCTCATCTACATTTGCGCAAGCATCTGGAAGTGCAGTTGCTACTCTTGAAGCACTAGCCTCAAATAAGTCATTAAGCCCAGAAGCAATTGGTTCATTAAATAATGCACTTGCTTCACAACGCTTAGCGATGCAAGATATTCAGAAAGACATCACACTCACCAGCCCACTTAGCACATCATTTGCGGCTTTTGACCTAGAAGCACCTTCTAAGTTACTAACACCACGCCCAACACCTCTCCGCAATAAAATTGCGCGTAAGAAGGGTGTAGGCACTTCTCACCGTGTAAAAAGAATTACTGGTTACACAGGTACAGGAACAGGTGGAGTAGGAAACACATTCCCTGGAATTACCGAATCAACTACAACTGCATTCGGTTCTATTAACTTCCAACGCGGTCCAAAGATTTCTTATGCCGCAGATGATTTAATTCTGCCTTACAACTCTTACTCACTATCTGATGCAGTTTCATTCGATGCTAACTTCTCAGGTATGGGTTATCAGGACCTTCGTCAACTATCATCAACTTCTACTCTATATGCAACAATGCTTATGGAAGAAAGAATGATGTTAATGGCACGCGGAACAGCATCAGGATATTCTGGCGCACTTGCTGCACCAGTTATCGCTACTGCAACCGCTACCGCGACTACTTCAGGACAAACAGCATTACCTAATGGGCAGTACATTATTTTTGTTACTGCTGACGCAGGTATTTCAGGTTCAGGTTTTGGAGAATCAATTGTTTCAGCGCAAGCCGCAGAAACAACCACAGGTGGTAATAAAACTATTGTAGTAACTTTGTCTGCAGCCGTTACTGGCGCTCTTGGATATAATCTTTATGTTAAGTCAGGTGCGCAAGCAACTGCCTCATATCAAGGAACATTCCAAGGCTTAACCGCAACACTGCAAGGTGGCACTGCTGCTAACTCAGGAAACC